TGGACAAGGGGATGCTGTTCCGGGTGCAGATCGGGAACGCGACCGATTGGGACGCGGTCAGCCGGGCGATGAAAGCTCATGCACGATGGGTGTTCGTCCCCGAGGTGCTGGTCACTCATTGTGCTCATAAGTAGGAGGCGACGATGCCTGCTCCCGGTCGCTCGCCGGTTGCACCGCTACGACATCGTGCGGTTCTGCCCCTTCACGTACCGCCTCGGCCTGCTGGGCGGCCTGAGAGAGAGGATGGCAAGTCGTGCCTGACCGCCTGACCGGGCCAAGCATCCTCGCGCTCGTCGGCCGTCAACAAACGGGTCCAGATTTGTGGAGAGTTTTGGGTCCGATCACGGCGCTGGAGAAGCAGGGCTACCCGGCCGGCTGGGACTTCAAGGATGCCGACCTGCTGGGCCTGGTCGCGCGCGCCGCCGAGGCGTACCTGATCCCACGGATGGAGTGGCCGCCCGAGTACCGCCGGGTCGCCGAGGCGTGGTTCCAGAAGAACCGCCAGGACGGCAAGGTCTGCATCTACGATGCCGACGACGACATCTTCACGGCTGCCGAGACCCAACGCCGGGTCGAACTCGGCTGGATGGAGGGGCGCACCTACGAGCAACTGGAGGCGTCCCGCTTCGAGCGGATCTGGGCCATGCAGCAGTGTGACGGCGTGACGGTCAGCACCCAGCGGTTAGCTACCATCGTCCGCAGCTTCACCACGAAGCCCGTCATCGTGGTCCCCAACGCGATAGACCTTGTCTGGTTCAGGGGCGTTGTGAAGGCCACCAGTCGCCAGATTCCGGGCCTGACGATTGGCTGGGCCGGCGGGCGCAGACATGACCGCGACGTCGAGATGATGGCGGAAGCCTGGGGGCGGATCGCCCGGCGCTACCCGGCCGTCCGCTTCGTCGTGCAGGGGCATGTGCCGCCCGTCATCCTGGAGAACGTCGACCGCGACCGGCTGGCTATCCTGCCGTGGATGCGGTTGGAGGACTACCCCTATGGGATCCGACAAATCGACATCGGCTGCTGCGCCGTCGCCGATACGCCCTTCAATCGTCCGAAGAGCCCTATCAAAGCAATGGAGTACGCGGCGGCCGGGGCTGCCGTGGTCGCTAGTCCTACGTTGTACGCGGGCCTTGTCGATCATGGCTACAGTGGCTTCATCGCGGACAGCGTCGGCGAATGGGAGGACGCGCTCGTGCAGCTCGTCGAGTCGAACGCGCTCCGGCGGATGATGGCGACGCGGCTACTCAAGACGGTCGAGAAGCATCACAGCCTGGCCGGCAACCTACACAAGTGGCCCGATGCTTGGAGCCAGATCGCGGAGAGCGCGCGGACGCGCGGAAGGCTGGTGACGGTATGACCGCGAAACTGCCGCCGTTCAACCCGGAGGCGACCTGTCCGAAGTGCCGCCACGATAAGGTCAATTGCCAGTGGCACAGCAAAAGGTTGACGCCGATTGGTCGCACGGCTCCGGCCGATGAATGGATCAGTCGCCGCTGTGAGCGGTGCGGCTTCATCTGGGATGAAGCCTGCATTTCTGTGAGCCCCTGACCGTGGCCTCGTCGTGGCGTGAGCCGGCACCGGCCTCGAAGATGGTCGAGGTCAGGTGCAAGAACTGCCGACGGCTGCTGCTGCGCGCCGAGCCGAAGAACGGACGAATCGAGATCGTCTGTCCGGACAATCGCTGCAAACGGTATCAACAGCACCGGTTGCACGACCCTAAGACATAGCGTAGAGTAGTAGCAGTCGAATAGACGGGCGCTACAGCCCCTTTACCACGCGCGCATGACGCAGCGGGAAAGGGGCTGTTTGCATGCCGCTCGAATACAAGAGCATCCCGTTCGAGGTCAAGGAAGTCGTCAGCGTCGAGTCGGGCGGCTGGGAAGTCGCCGGGCTGGCGTCGACCTGGGGCGGCGAGCCCGACAGCTACGGCGACGTGGTCGTCCGTGGCGCCTTCTCCGAGAGCATTGCCAAGCGGCCCACCAAGCTTCTCTTCGAGCACATGGAGCCGATCGGCAAGCAGATCAGCATCGAAGAGACTGACGAGGGCCTGTTCGGCCGCTGGTCGATCGTGGACACCGGGGCCGGCACCGACGCCTACAAGCTGTGTAAGGCCGGCGTGCTGGACTCGCTCAGCATCGGCTACTTCACCCTAGAGGCCGACTACCGAGAGGACGGGGTCCGTCTGCTTCGGAAAGTCGATCTCTTTGAGGTCTCCTGCGTCGCCATCCCGGCGAACCGGAACGCGGTCATTACCGACGTCAAGTCTGTAGGCCGTCCATTCAGCGAGCACTCGGTGATTGTCCAGACGACGATCAACGAATGGCTTGCGCGCGTGAAGTCTGGGTCAGACATCCGCGCTACGGACGGTAAATCTCTCTCTGAGGCGCGTAAAGAACTCCTGGCCGTGATGAGCGGGTCGCTCCGAGATACAGCCGATGAGGTCGACGCGCTGCTCGTGCCGCCGCCTCCGCCTGAGCGCATCCGCCTCAGCCCGGAGCAACGCCGCCGTATGGCGGCAGTCCTGGAGCGACCCGCATGTTGACCGTAGAACAGCTCAGCGGCATGTCGATGCCCGAACTGCTGACCGAGGAGAAGTCCCGGTATCAGCAGATGGCCGAGTTCGACAAGAAGTACCCCACCGGGCTAACCCCCCAAGACAGCGCCGAGGACTTCGCGCAGTACAAGAGCCTCGCAGACGAGACCGATCAGCTCTCGGGCTACATCGGCGCGAAGCAGACCGCGCAGCAGCGGCAGCAGCACAACCAGACCCGCCTGGAGATACTGTCGCGACCTGGACAGCAGCACGAGCAGCCGAACGGTGAGCCCGACTCGCCCAAGGCGCTGGAAATGTTCGGCCAGCAGTTCGTCAACGACGAGCACTACAAGCGGATCGTGGCGAGCGGCGAGGTCCATTCAGCGGTCAAGCATCGCTTTGACGTGGCCCTGAAAGGCTCCTTGCTGGCCTACCTGGCGCACAAGGCGCTGGTCTACTCGGCCTCGGGTCAGGGCGGGAACCTGATCGTCAACGATCGGCAGCCGGGGTTCCAGGAAATCTTGCAGCGCGAGCTGACGCTGCTGGACCTGATCCCGACTGCGCAGACGACGTCCAACCTGATCGAGTACGCGAAGGAAAAGACGTTCACCAACAACGCCGCGACCGTGGCGGAGGCGACCGCGACAACGGGCACCACTGGCCTCAAGGCCGAGTCCGTCCTGAACTTCGAGCTAGCAACCAGTCCAGTGCAGACCATCGCGCACTGGATTCCCGTCACGAATCAGATGCTCGCCGACGCGCCCCAGGTCCGGGGCATCATCGACAACCGTCTGATGTACGGGCTCAACCAGGAGCTTGAAGACCAGATTCTCTCGGGCAACGGCACACCGCCGAACCTGGGTGGCATCCTGGCCTCCGGGCTCTCCACGGTGGGCCTGTCGGCAGGTTCCACGTACGGCGGGCAGGCGACGGCGGTAGACGCCGCGTTCGCTGCCATGCTCATCGTCCAGGTGACCGGGCTTGCCCGGCCGAACGGCGTGGTGCTCAATCCGCTCGACTGGGCAGCCATCCGTCTGGCGCGTGAGTCGGCGGTGACGGGTAACGTCAACCCTGGCGGCTACCTCTACGGCCCGCCGAGTGTTGCTGGCCCGCAGACCCTCTGGGGACGGCCGGTCGTGCTCTCACTGGGCATGACCGAGAACACCATCCTCGTCGGCGACTTCCAGCTCGGCTGCATGATGTTCGATCGCGAGCAGGGCGCCATCCGGGTCGGCACGATTGACGACCAGTTCGTCCGCAACATGCAGACGATCCTGGCCGAGATGAGGGCGGCGTTCGTCGTGTTCCGTCCGACGGCGTTCGCTCGTGTGACTGGCGCGTAGTTGATGACGACGTACCGGGTTGGGGAGGCGGGGGCCACCGTCTTCGATGAGGACGGGAGCCCCATCGCGTCTCTCCGGCCCGGCTACGTCGTCGTCCCTGGGTCGCTCCGAACACCGGGCTCGCTTGCGGATCAGCACCGCAAGCGGGTCCGCAACTACGCCGACAAGAAGATCAGGCCGGAGTCTGACAAGTGACAGCCTACACAGATTCGGCAAAGATCAGTGCCTACCTGGGTGTCACGCTGACCGGCGCCCAACAGAACCAGGCCGGCATCGCCGCGCAGGCAGCGTCAGACTGGTGCGATCGCTATCTCGCCCGGTCCTGGCAGGACGCTTCGCCCATTGCTGGCGAGGTGCATTCGATCCTGGACGACCGCGTCTACCTCAATGCCCGGCCGGTCGTCGCCATCACCAGCGTTAGCACCCGCTCGCCGATCTACGCGGGCGGCTCGTGGACGTCGCTCGCAGTCGGACAGTACGAACTGCTGAACGCTGAGAACGGCGTACTGCTGATCCAGGGGTGGGGACCGGGGCTGGCGCAGGTCGCCTACACCCATGCGACCCTACCGCCCAGTAACGTCGCCTTCGCGGCGACCATGATCGCCGCGTCGCTCTTGGGTCCGACCATCCGCCCGAACACGAGCGGGCTGGAGTCGATAGCGGTGGGGCAGAACGACGTCTCCGTCAAGTTCTCCGTTGATTACGGATCGGTGCCGAGCGAGGCGCTGTCACTGCTCGGCGCTCGTGGCGTCGTCATCGCATAGGAGGAATCGTGGAAGTCGTCATCAGGAACGACAAGACCGGCGAAGAGTATGAGATCGACTCGGTGAACTTCCGTCGGGGCAAGCACTACCTCGACCAGAAATCCGGCGAGATGGTCTCGTTTGAGGAAGCCGGATTTCGCATTGTGTCTCTCCCAAATGGAGAACCTTACGATGGCCCGCTCAACGACCCGCCGAAGGCTGAGAAGGCCGACTAGTGATTGTCCCCGTCGACTTCCTGCGAGCACTGAGTAACCAGTTCCTCCCTGACGTCTGCGTCATCCAGCGGTACGTCGAGACCAGCACCGGCGACGGCACCACGCAGACGTGGTCGGACCTGGCTACCGGCGTCGCCTGCCGGGTCTCGCCGCTGGCGTCTGGCGCAGCTGAGGCACTGGGAGCCGATGCGTCGTTGCAGGCGGTCGCGCAGTGGACGATCTGGCTACCGGCCGGCACCGACGTCACGGTCAAGGATCGGATTGTCTACGGGACGCGCGTCTTTGAGGCGGCGCGAATAGGAGCCCGTTCGTATGAAACAGTTCGGGAAGTGATTTGCAGGGAGATCATTTAGATATGTCTCCATCTGCGCCGATGAATGATGTGCTCGATGGCACTACCATCGACTCCGTATTCACGGCCGAGCGCCCGCATGGATACGCCACCGGCGGCATGCTTCGCGCGGATCGCGAGCACTTCCGACTCGGTGAGCTTGGCTGCGCCGTTCGCCTCACCCGGACAGGGGATGACGACGTTGCGCCCCTTCCCCGTTTTGTCAACGTTGTTGTCAGCCCGAGTGCCGAGGAAGAGATGGTCAGGGCGGACGCACGGCGGATTGTCACAGTGATGGCAGACGCACAGCTCGCCTGGGATCGTGCCGTTCGCGATCGTCCAAACCCAGCGATGGGCCAGCCAGTTGCGCCCGTCGCGAATGACGATGCCGTAGCCGTCAAGATGCCTGGCGCCGATCCAGATCCAACAGGTATCGGTCTGATCGACCTTGCGCCAGAAGCGGGTATCATGGGGTCGCATCGAGTGCCTCCTAGCCTCGGTGTCGCGCCCCCGGTTGTTTGCAGCAACGCGGGGGCTTCGTCGCGTCAATTTTACCATATGGTCGCCCGGGTCGGCGCTCGGAGCTACGAGACGGTCAGGGAGTGCATCTGCCGTGAGGTCGTGTAGTGCCTGATGTCAGACGTCGTGCTCTCGCCCCAGACCGTCGCCCTGGTGGGCGGCTTGATGTCGGCGCTGGTGCTGGTGATCTCGGCTCTCAGCGGGGCAATCGTCTTCCTGTACCGCCAGATTCTTACCGAGCGCGACCGGCTCCTTACCGAGCGGGACCGGGTGTTGGAGGAGCGAGACGCGCGGCTGGTGGATCTCTGGCGCGACCTCGAAGAGAAAGAGATCAGGATTACGGCGCTCGCAGCCAGCAACGAGCGGCTACAGAAGCTCGCTACCGACGCGACCGAAGGCTGGAAGGAATCCGTTGTGCTCTCGCGAGTGATTCCGACCTGATGTGCCGGCCGACCGATGCACTCCGTCATCTGCTCGGCATCCGCGACTACGCGCCTGGGCCGCACCCGCCAGCCAGGGTCCGCAAGCCAACCTGGCACGGCGCACGGTCTACGAACGGCCACGCTCCGGGGCTCGACATCATCCCCGATCCGGCCGTCGCACGGCTGAGCCGAGAGCATCGCCTGATTCGCCAGATGCTCGCCGATGCCGCGCGCTGGGCGAGGGGCCACGAATGAATGGACAACGATACGTGCTTCTCGCCGCAGGCCATTGCGTTTCTGGGCGCGGTCTGGTTGGTGATTCAGGGCGTGATCGTCTTCCTGTTCCGCGGGTGGATCGGGTCGCTCAAGGATCAGATTACAGCGTGCTCGGCCGAGATCACGCAGGCAAGGGTCGAGCGGGACCGCGCAATGGACGGCTGGGAGGCAACTATCGGTCTCGGGGAGAAGGCCGTTCGGCAACAACGACGGAGACCCTGATGTCGTGGCTCAAGGCGATCTTTGGCAGGCAGGACGACGACCGCCCCGATGCTGACCGCGAGGCGTTCCGGCGCCGCGAGCGCAGCGCCCAGGAGCGGCTACAGCGGCTAGAGCGAATGGCGATTGAGGCCGACGTGATCCAGCGAAACGACACCCCGGAGTGGCAGGCCAAGTGAGCGGCACCGCCTCGGCGCTAGAGCTCATCTGGACGGGCATCGCCGTTGCCGGCCTGCTGTTCAGTGGGTGGCTTGCGTTCGCCGGCTGGCTTGACCTCCGGGCCGTCCGCGAGGCGATTGCCGAGGTGCCGCCGAGGGCTCGCATCTGGGGACCGCGCTGGTACGTCGCGCTCTCTGCTGTCGTGGCGAACGTCGCGCTGTGTCTAGTCTGGCTCGGGTTTGCCACCATCGGTTTCATCGCGATGCGCTACCCGCCACCACCGCCTACGAGCGAGCAGGCCGCGTCAAATCAGTGGGTCGGCTGGCTGCTGATCGCGATGGAGTTCCTGCTGATGGCCGTCCAGGGCTGGCACCTGTTCGTACGCGGCAAGATCGAGCAGGCAGTGAGATCGCAGCCATGAAGCACACCGCCGACTGGGTGACGGCCGCGATCATCCTGCTGTTCGTGGTGCTGTTCGGGTGGGTGATCTGGGCCGACATCATCGTGCCGGAGATGCACCGATGATCGGCCTCCTGATAACGGTGCTGGCGATCGTGATTCTGTTCTTCGTCGTGCGGATTCTGCTGTACGGAGTGGCGTGATGGCCGATCTGCCGGACTACCAGCATATCGAAGAAGCGTACCGGGGCGTCACCGAGGTCATCGGGAAGTTGCCCGAGAGCATCGAGGCGCGGCGCGCAACGGATCACCTGAAACTGGCCGAGGGCTACACCTACCAGGCCAGGGAGCGGGCGAAGGCAGACCGTACTGAGCCGGTGCAGCCAGAACTGCCGGACGCCTCTATCTCGACGCGCGGCCCGGCGATGCTCGGCTGGCCGTTCAGCACACGGATGTCGAGTTGGCGCTGGACGGATACGGGGACTGCGCCGTGAATCACAAGAAGCATCGTGCCATCGGCCGGAACCGTTGCCATATGTGCAAGCCCTGGAAAGAGCCGGGCGTGCGCGGAAATCGAGTCAAGCGGCTCCCGGCGAACCAGCAGAGACGGATTCAAGGGGAGGAACAGTCATGAGGCGTTTTGCTTTGATCCTGGGGCTTCTGGTGGCTGTTATGAGCCCGCTGCCGGCCAGCGCCTCGCACAGCATGAGTGGCGGTGCGGAGTGCGGCTCCAAGAGCTTCGACGGCGTGGCCGATATGACGAAGGGCCGGACGGCTGGGATGGTCGTCACAGCATCCTATGCGACCGGGTGCAAGAGCTACAGCTACCGCAACCTCGTGGGGACCGGCATCGGTGAGGACTACGGATACAGCGGTCAGCAGGCGAACTGCGTCAGAGTCGGACAGACCGATGTCGCTCGATTCTTCGAGTTCTACTACGACACGAAGATTGATCCGTCTGCCGTGAAAGTGTCTTGCGGCCAGTACGCTGGCCCTGACTGAGAGGAGTACCTATGGACGCACACGATAGGCACGTCGCGGTTGACTATGGACGGCTCATGGCCGGTATCGGCCTCCTGCTGTTCGGCATCTTCTTCGCCGTGATGGTCTGCTGGCTGGTGCTCTCGAAGCAGGACAGCAAGCTCTACGAGGCCGACAACGTGGTCTGCGTGAGCCAGCCGCTCAGCGTGCAGTGCTTCGAGCGGAAGGCGAGGTAAGCCGTGGAAGGACTGCTCGTCGGGATCATCTGGCTGCTGATCTACGCCCTGGTCATCTGCATCATTGCGTACATCATCGTGCGGCTGGCGGCGCAGTTCGTCCCGGGCTTCGCGCCGTTCGCCTGGATCGTCTGGTGCATCGCCGGACTGATCCTGCTCATCATGGCGCTGCGGCTGTTCGCGCCGCTGCTGGGGCTGCACTGACATGGCCGGCACATCGGTCACGGTGAGGGTGATTTCCAACCGCCTGCCTGCGATCTCGGCTGCCATCCGCCCGGCGGTCTCGGCCGAGGTCAAGCGCGCGGCCCTTGACGTGGAGGCGCTGGCGAAGGCGAGAGTCCCCGTCAAGACGGCCACGCTCCAGCGGTCGATTCATACCGTGTTCCCGACCGACCTGTCTGCCGTCGTCGGCCCGTCCGTCTTCTATGGGATCTACGTTGAGTTTGGGACCAGGCGAATGGGCGCCCGTCCCTATATGCGGCCGGCGGCTGAGGCCGTGCTGCCGAAGTTCGCTGGGACGATCAAAGCCATGCTGGGGAAACTCTGATGCTGGAAGGACGGCGCGTGGCCCGTTTCGTCTACGCGACGCTCGCGGCGGATACCGGCGTGGGTGGGTTTAGCACGCTCGTCGGCGGGCGCATCTACTCGCGCCGTGTGCCGCAGTCGATGACGCTACCGGCCTGCATCGTCCAGCTCGTGTCGGCCGTCCCAACCAACACGCTCGGCGGGAATCGCGTGTTCAAAAACTGCCTGGTCGACGTCCACCTGATCTGTGACGGCAGCGACGTCGCTCCGCTGGTACCGATAGCGGATAGAGCTGACGCCATCCTCCAGGGCGCGAAGGGAACGCAGGACGGCGTCGTAGTAGTGGAATTACGCCAGGATGCTAACGGAGAGCTTGAATACGACGACGAGACCGCTGGCAAGGTCTACACGCATCAAGTCCAGACCTACCGCTCGGAAGCCTACGCCACCTGAAAGGGGTGATCTAAAATGGCCGATCGTTACCCGGTATCTGAGGTCGTTCAGGTGGGCGTGGAGTCCACAGCAGGGACGGCCGTTGCGCCTACCAAGCAGTTCGCCGGCTTGAACGTCGAACTCGACACGGCGCTGGAGTATGACGAGTTTGGGCCGATGGGTCAGCTCACCCAGACCATCGTTGCGCCACGGCAGGAGTGGTCAACCGGATCGCTCAGCGGCTACCCGACCTACACCGAGATCGTCTACCCGCTGTCCAACGTCTTCGGCGCGGCCACCATCACCACTCCGACCGGTGGCGACGCTGCCCGCCGGCTGTGGTCGTGGAACCCCTCAGCTACGACCCCGTGGACGCCGAAGACCTGGAGCATCCGGCGCGGTGTCTCTGGCGATACGGCCGAGTCGTGCGACTACGGGCTGCTCTCAGGCATCAACATGGAGTTCGCCCGGCGGTCAGCCCCTACCATCGGTGGCGACATGTTCGCGCGGCGGCTGGACTACACGGCCACCATTGCCACGACCGGCGTGACCGTGCCGACGAACGTCCCGATGCTGCCGGCCGAAGGCAACGTCTACCTGGACGCGACCGGGGCCGGGCTGGGCGTGACGAAGCTGCTCCGCGACTTCATGCTCTCGTTCAGTATCAGCGACCTGTTCGGCCCGATCTGGCCGATCAACTCGGCGCTGAACTCGTTTGCCGCACATGGTGTCCAGAAGCCGACGATCGAGGCGAAGCTCGTGCTTGGCAACGACACCGCCGGCCGCGCGCTGGTCACCAACATGCGGGCCGGTACGCCCGTGTTCATCCGCTACAACTCGACCTCCGGTCAGTTCATCACGTCCGTCACGCCGTACCAGTTTACGCTGGACATGGCGTGCATGTGCGTCGAGGCGCCAGCCCGAGGCGACGAGGACGGCCTGCTCAGTACGCTGGAGTGGACGTTCCGCGTGGTCTCTGACGCGACCTGGGCCTCGTGGATCAGGATCGCCGTCGAGAATAACCTGACGGGCCTTTAGGAGGCTTTATGCCCTATGACCTTCAGTCGGTCGAGCGCGGCTACGGCGAGTGTGATGTTGACTGGAACGGCAACAGCATCCTCGTCCGTTACCGCGCCGACCTGAACAACCGCGCACTGATCGCGATGAAGCGGGTCATGATCGGCGTGACCGCGCTCGACGGCATCACCAGATTCCCCGACGTCGAGGCGATCATTGACGAACTGATCCGCGTCCTTCTGCCGTCCGGCCCCGAGATCGACGAAGACGAACGGGGCTGGGATCTGACGGACGGCGGCGTCTCCATCCCGATCACGTTTGACACGTTGGTCGATCTGCCGCCGGGCCTACCGGCTGGCATCCTCGGCGCCATCTTCCGAGATGTAAATGACCCAAACCGTCGAAGGCCCTCCAGAGGTGGCTCGTCTCGGGGGGCAAGCTCGGCTCCGATGGCGTCCCCGACTACTACGGCCTCATCTGCGACGCCAAATGGGCAGGCATCCCTCCCTGGACCCTCGCCGGACTCGACGCTACATCTGGTTGGGTCTGCTGGCGAATCTGGATACGGAGTGTGAGGCAGGCCGAGAACGGCGCCGAGTACGAGCGCCAGCGTGCGGAGCAGCGCCGCTCGAAGATGCGGAGTGCGGCTGGAGGTAGGCGTTAGTGCCCGATGTCGCCGCCCTGAACGTCGTCATCTCGGCTGACACCAGTAACCTGGAGGCCGGGCTGTCTCGTGCTGAGCAGTCGGTCAGCAAGGCCGGATCTGCGATCCAGGCCGCGATGGGCGGCGCCCTCGTGGCCGGCATCGCCGGGGTTGGCGCGGCGATGGTCGGGTCGGTCAAGTCGGCCGCCGACTTCGAGAAGCAGATGTCTGCGGTGGGCGCCGTCGCCGGGGCATCGGCCTCCGAGATGGAGGCGCTCACGAAGACCGCGCTGCAACTCGGGAAGGACACGTCATTCTCGGCGTCTGAGGCGGCGCAGGGCATCGAGGAACTGGCGAAAGCCGGTGTCTCAATGGCAGACATCATGGGCGGCGGGGCCAGGGCATCGCTCGACCTGGCGGCAGCCGGTGCGGTCAGCGTGGCCGAGGCCGCCGAGATCGCATCCAACGCGATGAACGTGTTTGGCCTCAAGGGCGCGGACATGGCGCATGTCGCCGACACCATTT